GCCTTGTTGTGGGTGGTACTGGATATACCAACGCAGCAAACTTAACCGTAACTCTTTCTGGCGGTGGTGGCACTGGAGCTACAGCTATAGCGGGAATTGAAACTTTTGCTACTGGAACTGTCACGGTTAATGTGATTGACGGTGGAGCAGGATATACCAACCCTGCCAATACAGTAGTGTCCATTACAGGCGGTGGCGGTACAAACGCTGCTGGCACTGCCGTTATTTCAGGCGGTACGGTCACTCAAGTAGTAATGACCAATCCTGGTACTGGCTACACCAATACTGCCAATTTAGTGGTCAGCATCTCTGGTGGTGGTGCAACAACTGCTGCCAAGCTATCAGGCGTAGTAAATAATCAAACCAATAACGCAATAGCGACCTTTTCAGGGCGTGTTTGGGTGGCATCAGGGAGAACTGTCACCTACTCAGCAGCAGGTCAATACAGCGACTTTACAAGCGTTTCAGCGGGTGCTGTGACGCTGACTGACAGTACATTGCACGGAAACATTGTCCAATTGCTGTCTGCCAACAACTTTTTGTACATTTTTGGAGATGATTCCATCAATGTGTTCTCTGATGTGGTGGTTAATACATCAGGGATAACCCTATTTACCAATACCAATGTGAGCGCTTCCGTTGGTTCTAAGCGCCCTAACGCTATTTTCCCGTACTTCCGTTCAGTCTTATTTATGAATGATTACGGGGTTTACGCCCTTGTTGGATCTACTACTTCCAAGATTTCGGATGCTTTAGATGGCATGATAGGCAATATTGACTTTTCTAGCCCTGTTTACGCTGGTCAAGTATTGGTCAATGACATCTTGTGTGCTGCATTTAACTTCCGTTATTACGATGCAGTGTTTACAAAGAGCTATCGTTACATTCAAGCGGTGTTTTTTGAGAAGAAATGGTTTATTACCAGCCAAGGAAACAATCTCAATTACATCACCTATGTACCTGTAGGTGGAAAACTCACCCTTTTTGGTACTCAAAATAATCAGTTATATAAGTTATATGCTAACAGTACGAGTAGCATTAGTACGATAGTACAGACTGCACTCATGCCAATGGGTGATCCTATCCGTACAAAACAAGCACTCAAGATTGGTGTGGAAGCGACTGCTGGAGCAAACTCTGCTATCACCATGAATACCACGGTAGATAACGAGAATAACTCTAGCCCTGCTTACACTTTGTCATCTTTGGTGTCTTGGCAAAATAATTACCTCAACACGATTGCCTGGTCTAACAGCTCTGGCGCAAACATTGGATGGGGTACTACTGGATATAACTTATATAAAACTGATGCGTCACAGTATGGTAAATATCTAGGAATTACAGTAACATCGAATAACCCAAATTATGTGCTAAATGGGTTTGAGTTTGAACACGAATTAAGAGTGAGGTTCTAGTGACTAAACCCGTATCATCCGCAGCTTATACCTTTGCTACGCAGACTAGCACGATTCCGCTTTCCTACTTGGATACCAATTTTGGACAAGTTATTAGCGACTTAAATGATCTGAATAACTACAGTAACTATGTAGCGGATACTGGTACTGCTAACAACATTGTTTTAAATTACCCATCTGGCATTACTACCAGCACAATTGCTACTGGATGTCAGCTTCAGTTTATCTGCGCTAACACCAATACAGGATCAGTTTCCATTACTGTTCAGGTTAACGGATCTACCATCTTGGCTTCTACGGTTTTATTGACTGAAGCAGGAAGTGCATTAACTACTGGAACTATTACTTCTGGCGCTATTTACAGCGTGATTTATAACGGTACAAATTGGATTTTGACAGGTACTGGAGCAACAGGAACAGGCGCAGTAGCCAGTGGAGCGATTTACATTAACTCCAATAATATTACGACTAATTACACCTTCCCAAGTGGTTATAACGGGGAAAGTGTTGGACCAATAACCATAGCAACTGGAAACACCGTAACGGTCACTACAGGTTGCCGTTGGGTGATTTTATAAGGAATAACGATGGCATACGGAACATTACAAACAGATGTATTAAATACCAGCACAGGTGTTTTTAGCACTAATAATGCTTATAGTGGTATTGCAAATTGTTGGGCGTATTTTACATATATTTCAAGCACATTAGTAACTGTTGCTTCTTATAATGTCAGTTCAATTACTAGAAGTAGCACAGGTCAATATGTAATTACATTCGCAAATGCTTTGCCTGACGCAAATTACGCTGTAGTGGCAAGTTGCGGACCAATTCCTGCACAAAATACTACTTGTAATGCACATCCAAATTATACTGCTTCAAGCGGTGCTTATATTGCACCAAGTTCATCTTCATTTAATCTTGGAATAGTTAATGAAGCTGGTACTGCTGTAGTAGACCCATACAATTGTGCAGTAGTTGTGCATCGTTAATTAAAGGATAAATCATGGCAGGAACAATAGTCGCAGATACAATTCAAGATGGTGCTGGCAATAGCACAGCAATGGATAATGCCATTTATGGTAGTGCAAAGGCTTGGGTAAATTTTAATGGTGTAACTCCAGCAGTTACTTCGTCTTACAATGTTAGTTCAGTTACTAGACAAGCAACAGGACAATATACTATTACTATGACTAACGCTTTAACAGATAAAAATTATGTTGTAGTTGGAAGTTGCATTAACGGAACAACTCCAACAGTTAATGGATTAGCAATTATGGGCGGTAGCGATGTGACTGGAACAGGTCCAAATACGCAAACAACTACTGTTTTTTATGTAGGAACATTCGCTAACGGTGCATTTGCTACATTACCAGTAAATAATGTTGTCGTATTTAGATAATTAAGGAAAAAATAATGTCACAAGTAATCATTTATACAAACTCAAATGGCGGTGTATCAGTCTGTGTTCCTACAGGCGAACTTCCAATTGAAACCGTCTTGACCAAAGATTGCCCTCCTGGTGCAATTATTGTTGATGACAGCACATTACCTCAAGGTGCAGATGCACAGTTCTTTGACGCTTGGAAGCTAAACGGTTCTACTGTTACTGTAGATTTCCCAACAGCCCAAGCCCACAAACTGCGTGACTTTAATGCTGCTGCGGTGCAAGTAGCCCAAGCTCGTCAATTAAACACATTAGCTGGTATTGCTAACGCTGTAGCTGATGCGGATTTTACTGCTGAATTGACTGCTGGTCGTGCTGCTATTGCTAGTGCAACAACTACTGCTGGTTTAGCTGCTATTGCATTGCCACAAAGCGAATAAGGAGTAAACCATGACTATGGTTCTTGACGGATCAGGATTAACAACAACAGGAGTACCAAACTCTGGTACTGCTCAAGCATCCACAAGTGGTACAGCAATTACATTTACTGGTATTCCTAGTGGTGTTAAAAGAATTACTGTAATGTACAAAGGAATTTCTACTTCAGGTACAAATGCTCTTTTAGTTCAAATTGGTTCTGGTTCAGTTTCTACATCAGGTTATTCTTCTTCATCATTTGGCGGTGCAGTAGGAAATGTGCTTTCAGGAAACAATTCTGCAATAGGGTTTTTAAATGCAAACTCTTTAGTAGCTGCAAATACTTACGATGGAATTTGTGTTTTAGTCAACATTACAGGAAATTCTTGGGTCGCTTCATCAAATTTAACCAATACTAATACTTCTAGCGTTGGATTTATTGGTACAGGTTCAATTGCTTTAAGCGGAGTTTTAGATAGAGTTTCTATTACAACGGTTGGTAGCACAGATACATTTGACGCTGGTTCAGTTAACATTATTTACGAGTAAAAATTATGGGAATCAATGGTCAAGCACACGCTTCACACCACGACCAATTTCACCAGCATAAGCGGGAGATATTTCATGCTTGATGCCAAGAGCTTTCAAAGTCATTCCAGCTTTGTAGTCTGCAATAATGGCTTGAACTTGCTCGGCAGTAATTTTGGTGTTGGTTCTGCGCTTCCATTCGGATCTTGCTCGTCTGTTTCTGGTGTTTTCAAGAACCGTAACCCATTTGCAATTTTCTGGGCAGTAGTTACCGTTTGGATCAATTCGATCAATAGTCAATTCTTCGGTGTAACCAGATTCTTGCGCCCAAAACATAAATGGCATAAAACTCAACCATTCGTTGCAAACAGCAATGCCACGACCACCGTATTGAACATAATTTTTCGTGTTTTTGTTAAGGCATCTGTTTTTCATGCCATGCCAAATGCGATAAAGTCTAGTCTTGTGCATACCATGAGTTTGTGGTCTTGCCATAAATTCCTCCGTAAACGCTTTCATTATACACGAAAAGAGGTTTAAATTGGGCATTAACGCTTTTACAAAAACTGGTAACACCGTAACATTTACGGCTAATACTAGCGCACCTACACCTGTACAAGTTACCAACAGCACTATTGGTGGTAATCAATATCGCAT